AGGGACAGTAATAGCATATAAAAAGCATTTTGTCAAGTCCTCCAAATGCATATCTGATAAGTTACTATCTATTATACCATGAGAAACTGTCTACCTTTTGAACAATCCATTGAAGATAGCGCAGCAAGGCTATTTAAGGGTATGAAGAACAAGACGGCACCCCTACGTAGAGTAGGTGCTCCAATAGGTGCAGGTGTTGCTACTGTTGGCCTTGCTTCTGGTGCATATCTATGGCATGTTAATCAAGAAAATACGAGAAAGTACGGTGCGAGATAATGATTTCTGGTGGAAAACTTGCCGACGCCTGGGGAGCAGTAAAGAGTGGCGAAGCCCTACGAGCAGGACATAGTGCAGCAGTCGGTGGATGGCGTATGCGCGATGAACTTGCCGGTACTGTAGGTAGCAAACTATCTTTAGCTGCTCGCTCACGTAAAGACCGCTTCAGTAATTTACCTACCTCACGCAAAAGAGCATATGGTGCTGGTGTAGTTGGAGTATCATCTGGTGCCTACATGTGGCATCGTCATAATCTCAATCAGCAGTACAACAGTAGCGATCCCTACTACTACTAATGCTTTTAATACTGTGTGCGACTTGCGATCAATTTGTCCAGGTTCATACTGTTGAGCAACATGTTACAGAGCTTCATCCCGAACAAGAGATCATTAGGCTCAAAACCTGGCCCGACGGAGAACCTGTAGTCCAGTTAGAGAATGAGTTAGATATATTCTTTTCCAGTAATGAGTAAGTGTCAAGCCGCCGCATTCTTTGATAAGGACGAAATAGTCCCCTGCTCCAATGAAGCAGGGGAGATACGTCGTATTACTTTTGGGAACTGGCACGTTTATGCAGCTCTATGTACAGCACATACTGAGCTTTGGGATGCTTTAGATCAAACACCTATGATAGTGAAGAAGGTTGGACGCAAACGCAAGCCTAACCTCTAATACCACTATTAATGTCTTTCTTCTTAGACTTTTTGGCCATCTTAGTTGACGCTGTTGAGCGTCCTATGGTGGTCTTTTTTGTGGCTGGATTTGGCTTACTTTTTGGCTTGGTCTTTGTGGTGTTTGGGGTAAAGGATCTATCTGGCTCATAGAACATGCCTACTGATCCTGTTGGATGTGGTGCTGACGCACCCTTCTTTGTTTGCGGATCACCACGACCTACAGGACCTACAGGCTCACCCTTTAGTCCCTTACCCTTCGGGGCTAATACGCCCTTTTTACGGTTGGTTGGATCAAATCTCTTGAGCTTCATTATTCTGCTGTAACTCCAGGAATATATCCAGTCATACCGATACCACGCATCTGATCTAGTCTGTTCTGGAAGTATCTAGTACTAGCCATTACTTCAGGTACAACACCTACTACACCACCACAGAACGGACATGACATTGGCTGGCCCGAGTTATAAAATACATTCTTTTCGACTTGAGAGTCAGGAATGACAGACTTACACTCAGTACACATACCAACTTTAGCCCTCATATCTGCATAAGTTAGGCTAGCTAATCTGGCTGCCTCTTCATCTACTTCTACATCGTCATAGTTGAGGGCGCGATTATCTATATCAGCTTGAATAGGGGCCTTCTTCGGACCCTCATCATTATTATATTCTTCACCTAGAATTGGCATTAGGATTTCTTACCTTTCTTCGGAGCCTTAGTTGACTTAACAGAATACGGTGCGCCGCGAGCCTTAGTAGCATCGGGGGCCTGGGCATTCTTTGAGCCACCCTTATTCGGATTCCAAATATCCATTACTGGATTGGCTGGTTGAATATCTAGCCACGGACTACGACCTGGTTTACCAGCCTTCTTACTTGTTGACTTATAGCCCTTAGGGGCTGGAACATCTTTATATGGCATATTAACCCTTCCTCTTTCTATTGATAGTAATGTTGATAAAGCTCATAGTTCTTAGTATAGTGCGGTTGGCCCTCTCTCTCATGATCTAACTCGGCGTGGCAGAGTGAGATTGCAAACCCATGAGCTGGTTGTATAAATGGACTAATTGTTTTAAGTACAGTAAAGAAAGCAAGATCTTCACAACCCCAGCCACAAAATCTAGTATCGAATCCGCCCGATAAATTCCATACTCTTCTACTTACCACGACACAACCTGAGCAAGAATTAAGTATGCGTCTTATTTCGCAACCTGAGGGACGATTTATGTCGTATATTGGTGGCCCCGTCAAGTATGCCGCCGTAGCTGCTTCTGTTATATCGAAATATTCATTGGTCGCATAACCTAGTGACCAACCAGTATATTCTGTTATTCCTATTGCCGTTTTTACCCCCGTGCTAATCGTATCTGCGTCTGCTATTACAAAGATATTACCTTTAGCTTCGTGGATTCCAAGATTTATAGATCTACCTCTAGTGAAAATCTCGTCCCCAGAATCACAAGTTATGATCTGCCAATCGGGAAAGTTAAATTTCCACCATGCCTGATACCATTGCCATAGTGTCTCCCTATGTCCATTGTCTGTTCTCCATGGAACAATCAGAGAAACCTTATCCATGGTTATTATCCTTCTTATATAGTAGACGATAGGGGCTTGGCTCAGCCTGCTCTGTAGTTTCGTGCAAGACACCATTAACGTTCACATACTTATTCTTACGTTCTAGTTTATCACAATTACCACAACCCATACCCTGTTCACGAAGAGCCTTACAGCTAAAGGGACGGCCACCTATACCTTTATCGCGTCTATGGATCCAATCCTGAACATGAAAGTGGGACTTATTCTCGTGGAAGTCTGTACATTGTGAGAGTATATAGAATAGATATTCTAGTGACTCTTCGGTATATGATAATAGCGAGCACAAAGCAAGACGTTCACTATGGCTCAGGTCATGATCTGTTTCTGCTTTCTCCATAGTCTTTTTAACAAAGGTACAGTCACCTTCCCAAATACCCTTAGGATCAAACACCCTCTTAGTGGCATCGATTACTACAGATTTACCCGTGCCGAACTTCTCGAAACGGAGAATCCTATCTTCTAGAGATTCTTGTTGTTCATCTTCAAACTTATACTGTAGCTCCCTAAACCACTGAGCAGCATCCATATCAAACTTGACTGGTTGCTCTAAGATTGATTGAGGTTCTTTAGCGTACTTCTCAATCTCCATTAGACTCCACCATGGATCAATTTGTACCTTATATAAACCTGTGGTTTGATGCTTTGAATTAGGTAGTCGCCACATGCGCCGGGAATCTCGTACGGCAGTATCCATTGTGGTTAACTCTAACTCCCTTGCCAGATGATCACCTATAAATTTATAAATCTCAGGCAAATTAGCCGAAGGGGTAGCATTAAAAACAATTGGATTAACCTCAATATGGAATCCCTTACTACCAGTAAAATAATACTGAACTGTCTCCGCAGGTAGAAACTCAAAATACTTAGCTAACTCACGCATGTCATAAAATGCATCAGATATGTTGGAGGCATCTAGATCAAAGTATAGTGGGGCCAAGATAGGGTGCGGCTTATCTGGAATATAGGTTGTCTTCCTACGCCAGATGGAGGTATATAAACCTACCTCTTTATCCTTAAAGAAATCCTTAGCCGGATATTTATATAGGATAGGGATGCGTTCTACGATCTCACGATTCTCATATTTACGCTTCTGATGGCGAATAACTCTAGGTGGATCTAGGTCTGGCATAAATTCAGCGACTTCCACCCATTTAAATTCTGAGTAGAAGCCGCTTTCGGGGAGATACATATTTTTATTCTATCGTATATATTACATTCTCCGGTAGTTCATATTCAACGTGGTGTTCACGATGATACTGTGCTTCCCGAAGGATAATATCAATCTTTTCCAGTAGAACCTTGCGCCTCAGAATCCTCTGTTGTGGATCCAGCTTCTTGGGTTCGCCATCTAAACTCTTGGATTTCATAACCATCTACAATCTTATCAATGTTCTTAGCTATCTGATTAGCAATGTTTAGTATTTGCTCTAAGGAAGTAACTGGTACTAACTCAGGGCAGGGTGAATCGAGCCCCTCATGCGCTCTGATCACACGCATCAATAGTATAAGTTGATCAGGATGATTCATTATAAATGATAAGGTATTAGAACGAGTAACATAATCCGCATCAAGTTCGTCAATAACAGAAAGATTTTCAACAAACTTATCTACTGCAATACTATGTAGATAATCGGGTATTGATTCATCTGCTTTAACGATGTCATGTAACAATGCCGCTGCCACCAAGACATCTATATCTTCCTGAATACGTAGCTGTACCTCAGCGATCAAGGCCGCTGCACGTACTACTCTCTTTGTATGTAGAACTAAACCACCCTCGGCATACTCATCTGGTGGGTGGATATCTGGCAGAGTACTAACCGGCATCGTCCAAAACTCTTCAGGTGTGTTATAAAGAACACACCGCACAAAGGATCGGAGATAAGCATTCTGTATAAGATCGATAATCTCTAATAGTGGAGCGAGAACTGTATCTTCTAGCTCTTGAGTAGAAGTAATCTGTTCTTCTGAGGCGGCGATCAGACCGTCTAAGAGTTCATTCTTCGGCATTAGGCGTTGTATTCCTCTGGGGTTGGGAAGTTAAAGTTACGACATGGTTCATCGAAAGGACAACCACGACAATAGGTAGTAAACCCACGACGTGGAATAAAGATCTCATTAGCCTCAATGGACTTCACCCAATACATGAAAGCATTAATATCTTTCTTATCTGGAATAATTGGTACGAAATCTGTACTGGAGGTAGACAAGTCGTACAGAAAATAGTTAGCTACAAAGTTCTTGTTGCGCTCACTATTACGATAGTCCCACGCAAGCTTTTGGATAACAAAATTGAACATATGATCTGAAATTATCGGAGTGCTGCGATCAAATACCCACTTAATAATACGATACTCATCATCGGGGTATTGCAAAACTAAATCGAAACCTCCAGATAACTTAATACTACGAGAGATTGGAACAGTAAATGTCTCATCTATTAGTAGTGGATAACCCTTATCTGACTTAAAGTTCTCAGTGAACTTAAGAAGAGACTTCGCTGCAATCGTTGCATAATGTGCTAGGTTGAGTTCCTTATCTTGTGGCTCAACTATTAGATCGTAAGCGTCAGTTCCCTTGGGGAACCACAACTTCTCCCACTTACTTAGTAATAAGTTATAACTAACGGGAGTTTCTGCTTGACGCCTAAAGAAATAGAAAGAGATTGCTCTCTTCATGGTGTTATGAAAACGTTGAATAAATAGTTTATTATTCGGAATCGGGATTGGTTGTTGCTCGTTATGCTTAAGATCGTAGTAGAGCGAGCAGACCTGATAATCCCTAATGGCTTCAGCTGTTAATTCAATCAAGACTATATTCCCATTTGTTGTAGGTCCCACTCAACGTAATCGTCCTGTGGTGCTAGTACGTACTCTTCGAAACTCTTGGTTTCATCATTATACCGCAATAGTGGTGGGTCACCCGCAAATGCTGTACCTGTTATACGATTTTTGGGAATAGAAAGCTGCACAATGGATTCATCTACAGCATCTTGTCCAGCTAAAGCCTTCTTCTTAGTGATAACCACAGTAACAGTTGACTTCTGAACGATAGAGATGGAACCACCAATGTCATACTGTTCGGCTACCTCGCGGCCTTCCTTGATACGACCAAGGTTCTCCTGAGCAGTGATAATTAATACACAGTTCATATCCTTAGCTAACTTCTCTAACCGGATCATCATGTGTTCATACTCACCCCAACGAGGCTTACCTGCACCCTTAGCTTGCATAGATTGGATAGTATCAATCACTACAATGTCAGGCATCCTAGCTGTGTGAGCAATAATGTCTCGCAGCCATAGCTCTAGATCGTCGAAGTATGAACTATCTGGATCGTGTCGTACCATTAACCGGTCGCCCCATTCTTCCATCCTATCTTTGAACACATCGTTATATTTAATACGCTCAAGTACGGAGGCACCAGCATAGACATTCTTCTTAATAATCTGAGTCATTAAGATTCGATTCCAGTGGTTCTCGGGTTCTTCGAAGTTAATGTACAAAACACTATAGCCTTCGTTTAGCCAGTTGTTACATAGAATCTTAGCTAGTGTTGACTTACCGTGTCCCGATGGTGCAGCCAAAACAGTTACACCACCGCGTACAAACCCACCTGTCTCAGAATAACCCAAAGCCTTATTAAGATCCAGGAACTGAGTTGGCATGAAGTCAGGGATATCCCATAACTCATCGACATTCTCCGCGATGTCGTGTGCTGTAACCACACAACTGAGGGGATCATAGCCCATCTCTTTTTCGAGATCCCTAATCTGCTCAGTTAGTCTAAGTAACTTCTCTTTGTCTGCTTGAGTCTTTATCTCCTTAGAACCAACTAGAAGTTGCAACTCCTGCAGCGCAAACATTTGCTTACGCTTATTAGCTCTATGCTTAAGTACAGTAGTTACCGCTTCGGGAGTAGAGAGAGGTACGTCGTTAAAGATATCGAGATACTGAGCTATAACCCCCTCTCCACCCAAGGCTGTTACAAACCCTCCACCTTGCTCTGTTAGCCACGACTGAAAGGCAATTGGATCTACCTTATGTAGACCAGTGTGCTTATAGAAGTCCAAGAACGCAAGATAAAGCTCATGCAGTCCGGTATTTCCAGTAGGAATACCTACTAGCTCTGGGTCTAGATTAAGATAGAAGTACTCAATTGCTCCTTCAGTACGTAGGCTGAGAGCATAAATATTATACTCTATTGGAAATACGTTTTGATTTTGCTTCTCGATAGGCTGCTCGATTAGCATCCCGTTGTCTTTGTTTTCCTGCTTCGTACCAGGCATTGCCTTTTAGTGACCTCTTCGTTTGTACCTGCTCGGCGGCAGGGGTATTTCTGATGACTTCAAGAATTCTATTGTAGATTATATCTTCATTCAGTTCATCATTATACCGGAAGACCACCAGCGCGATGCCTAGATCTTGGCACTTCTGGACCTTTCTATCATCTCGAACTTGCGAGTCAACAAACCCCTGCATATCTCCATGAAAGTACTCAACGTATTCAAAGTGCTGCCGTCCGTGGTATTCAATGCCGAGTTGATATTTAGGGCAATAGATATCCAAAAACAGTCTATCACCAAGTGGTTCTTCAGTATGGATTTCTTCACCAGGTAGGAGCTTACGGAGAATATGAGTAAGCGCAGCCTGGCCCCTTGATAGGTTACCCTTATATCGCTTTACCCATGTTAAGTTGAGATCCTTAATCCTACTAGCTATAAACGCGGAAGATACGTCCATTCGCTTTGCAATCTCTACACT